ACTAACTCCTCGCCAAAAAACTTTATTATCTAAGCACTCTGAGCATCATAGTGCAAAGCACATGGAGTTTATGAAAAGGCGAATGAGAGCAGGAGATACTTTTACTCAAGCCCATAAAAAGGCACAAGCAAAGGTGGGTAGATAATGGCTAAACGTAAAGGAGTTAGTTTATCTGTAGGTCGGGGTGAAAAGTCTAAGAAAGGAGGACTGACTGCAAAAGGAAGAGCAAAATATAATCGTGCAACAGGTAGTAATTTACAAGCACCTGTTACTGAAAAGAACCCGACAGGAAAAAGAGCAGCTAGACGAAAGAGTTTTTGTGCTCGTATGAAAGGAGTTAAAGGTCCAATGAAAGATAGTAAAGGCCGACCTACAAGAAAAGCGTTAGCATTAAAAC